ATGGCAGAACGTGAGAACATTCGTAGCCGACTTAAAAAGCACCAGTTGACTCAGGTGTGGCTTATCAATCAGTTAGGTCTTAGAGGGATCGTTACTGATAAGACGGAAATGAGTTCCGTACTTGCCGGGACACGAAGCGGCAGTAAGGCAGATGCAATCATCGAATTGTCTCACGACATTCTTGATAAGTACGAAGAAGGTTCTGTTCTTGTTAAGGAGTGATGATGGCAGTTCCTACGATGGAAGAAAGTGCTTTGTGTTCCCAGTTGATTGAGAGAGTCAAAGACTACTTCCAGTCAGCGGAACACAAGAAAGAGTTTGAAGAATGGTACAAGACAAAGTACCACAAGGATTATGAATGGAGGAATTAACCATGAAAGAAGAAAACATTGGTGTATTAAGTGCAGGTGAGCGTTTCGGCTTCAAGGGTTTTGAATGGATCGTCCTTGACAACAACGTGGATGGCGGTGTTCTGGCAATCATGGCATCTGCTTGGAACAACGAAGAGTATAGCTTCGATGATGACGGCTGTAACAACTACGCAAAGTCAAGCCTGCGTAGAAAGCTGCTCAATGAACTGCTTCCTGTGTTGGGTGAGGATAATCTTATTCCTCATGAGGTTGACATGGTAGCTGATAACGGAGATGACCGTTACGGCACAGTCACAGATAGAGTTTTCATCCTGAGTTGTGATGAATACAGAAAGTACCGTAAGCACGTTCCGCTACTCCCTGAATGGATGTGGACTTGCACACCTTGGTATATCTCAGACGCCGGGTACAGTAACAGCGTTCGCGGTGTGTACATTACGGGTGGTCTGGGCAACCACTATGCGTACAGCAGCGGTGGGGTTGCCCCGGCTTGTGTATTCAATCCGAAGAATCTTAAATTGCACCGTCAGGTGCAAATGGTGGAAGCGTAATGTCCACCAACAATAACAAGAAAAATGGAAACCACTTTGAAGAAGAGTTTTGTGAACTGCTCGCCTTACATGGTTTCTGGGCACACAACATGGCACAGAATCAGGTAGGACAGCCCGCAGATGTGATTGCGGTTAAGAATGGCATCCCGGTCTTGATTGACTGCAAGGAATGTGAAACCAACCGTTTCCCATTATCCCGAATTGAAGGTAATCAGGAAGGTGCAATGACACTGTGGGAGCAGACAGGAAATGAGCATTGTTACTTCGCTATGAAGCTGAAAGACGGACGCATTTACATGGTGTCCTTCGATGAACTCATGCTGAGACAGCTTTACGGTGAGGGGACGATCACTGAAAAGGAATTTCCTCAGTACAAGACCTTTCGACAGTGGGTGGAGGAATTTGAATGATTACGGAAATCGGATCACGATTACGAATCACGAACCCTTCACCGGACATGGTTGACTGGTGTAAAAAGCATTTAGAAATACCGAACCCGGAATATCAGAAGAAAGCCAGAATGAATCTCTGGTTAGGAGATACACCCAGAACCCTTGTAATGTATGAGGTTGACGGTGACTCAGTAATCATCCCGTTTGGGTGCTTACGATCAATCCTCCCGCTTCTGGAAGGGGACGTGAAGAAACTCTTTACCAAACAGGTAAAGGTAGATTATAAGGGAGCGAAAGTACCGCTGTACGACTATCAGGAGGAAGCTGTAGGAGCAATGATTATCAATCATTACGGAATATTACAGTCACCTGCCGGGTCAGGTAAGACGCAGATAGGCATAGCCCTTGCGTGTTCCATGCAGCTTAAAACACTTTGGCTTACCCATACAAAAGACCTGCTGACCCAGAGTAAGAATAGGGCAGCACAGTATATTGACAAGTCACTTTTGGGGACTATCACAGAAGGAAAGGTCAATATCGGAGAGACAATGACCTTTGCAACTATTCAGACGATGTGCAAGGTTGACTTAAATCAGTACCGTGACACATGGGATTGCATCATCGTAGATGAATGTCACCGGGTAGCCGGGACACCTACCGCAGTAACTCAGTTTAGTAAGGTGCTGAACACACTCAGGGCAAGACATAAATACGGATTGTCTGCAACCGTCCATAGGGCAGACGGACTGATAAAGGCTACATACGCTATGTTGGGACACGTTATCTATACAGTCCCGGATGAAGCTGTGAAGTCCAGAGTCATGACGGTAGACGTACAGCCGAAGGGTACAGGCGTGAAACTTGATTCAGCGTTTTTGAACAGTGATGGAACAATCAACTATTGCAAGATGATTACTTATCTTACCACTCATACAGACCGGAATCAGATTATCATGAATGACCTTGTAGGCAACCGGGAGCATTACAACCTGATCCTCTCTGAGAGGGTGGATCATCTGAAACTTCTGTATGAAGGACTACCCCCGGACTTGAAATCACAGGCTGCTGTAATTGATGGCAGTATGACAACTAAGAAGAAGAAAGCAGAGCGTGAGCAGGCTATTGAGGATATGAGGACAGGCAAGAAACGATACTTGTTTGCATCGTACTCACTGGCAAAAGAGGGGCTTGATATCCCACGGTTGGACAGGCTATACCTGACAACCCCTCAGAAGGACTATGCGGTGATCGTTCAGAGTGTTGGGCGTATTGCACGAACCTTTGAGGGGAAGGAACAACCGATTGCTTATGATTATGTAGACTTCATCCGGTCACTGGAAAAGTCGTTCAAGAAACGATGCACCAGTTACCGAAAATGTAACTGTAGAATTTTGGAAGGAGAATAACCATGAAGAATAAAATTTTGAAAGCTATAGCTTGGGCGGTTAGCCTTGTATGGATTGTGTCAGCTTGTCTTATTGATTCAGATTCATGGATTCCCTTCATCGTGTGTGTAATCTGTGAAATCTATATGGTGTTATTCTCCTACGCAAATGATTGGTTTGGAGATTACCCTTATGAAGATTAGTGAAGAAAGTGCAAGACACCTTGATACAGCCATTCTTCTGATGGAAGGAGTCAAGGAAAGTCTGAGTGCCGAACCGGATGAATGGGGATGTATTCCACCAGAACATTCAAGAGAGTCTATCCATCGTAGATGTGTGCAGGCACGACAAGAACTCCTGCAAGTGCAAAAGGCTCTAAGGTAGGTGATCTCATGGTTGAGGGGACATACATATTCGACTGTGAGGTATTCGCTTATGACTGGCTCTTTGATTTCAAAGATGTTGTCACAGGCGAACACATCTCCATCTGGAACGACAACGATGCTGTAATAGCATTTATGGAACGTGACCCGTTCTTAGGCGGGTTCAACAATAAGCACTACGATAATTTCATACTAAAGGCAGTCATGTGTGGCTTTACACCGGAAGAGGTGAAGAAAGTCAATGATCTTATCATTCAGGAAGAGTTAAGTGGATGGGATATCCCATCACTGAAAGAGTACAGAGTATTCTTTGACAGCTTTGACCTGAGAGATGATTGTCAGGACGGAATCTCACTGAAAGCTATTGAAGCACACCTTGGAATACCGATTGAGGAAACAGGGGTTGACTTCAACATTGACCGTCCGTTGACGGAGAGTGAGAGAAGAAGGACTGAATACTACTGCCGATATGACGTAGATGCTACGGAAATTCTCTGGAAACTGAGACAAGGATATCTGGATAACAAAGTTGCTGTAGGAGCGAAGAGAGGTCTGACAGACCGTAAGGCAATGTATATGACAAATGCCAAACTGACAAGCGTGTACTTACAAGCTGAGAAACCGGAGAAACCTTGGACGGATGAAAGGAATTACCAATACCCGGATAAGCTGCTTCGGCAGTATATTCCGCAGGAAATATTTGATTTCTTTGATCGGCTGCATGATCCGAACGTACCGGACATTGATCTGTTTGGTGGTTACGATCAATACGGCAGGAAGATTAAGGGTGCAAGCATTGAATTTAGAATAGGTGATTGTGTTTGCACTATAGCCTACGGAGGGATTCATGGAGCAATCCCGAACTATGTAGAAGTAGCAACGGAAAATCGTTCGATCAGAAACAAGGACGTAGGTAGTTACTATCCACATCTTATGACTATACCTCTTTCGGCAGGACAGCAATATGGATTCTGTAGTAGGAACATACCGTCACCTCAGATTTTTGTGGATATGTTGGAAGAGAGAATGAAAGCAAAGAAAGCCGGGGACAAGAAAACTGCAAATGCCCTGAAACTGGTAGCGAACACCTCTTATGGTGCAATGCTCAATGGTAAAAACGGAATTTCCTATAACGATCTCTATGATCCACTCATGGGACGTTCAGTGTGTATCACCGGGCAGCTACTTCTTCTGGAACTGTCAATGCACCTTGTAGCAGAGTGTCCTACCTTGAAGATCATTCAGCTTAACACGGATGGTATCATGGTAAGTTTTGATAAGTCTGACGAAGCAAAATGGCAGGAGATTACGCAGGAGTGGCAGGACAGAACAGGTTTTGAACTGGAAGAGGATTTCATTCAGAAAATCGTTCAGAGAGATGTGAACAATTATGTAGAAGTACCTGTAGGTGACGGCAAACCGAAGGTCAAGGGTGGCAATCTGGTAAGAGGGATCTTAACCAATGCAAACATTGACTTTACGACAATGGGCTTACCTGCATGGGACAACATGAGTGGCGGTGCTTGGAATATCAATAACAATGCCTGCATCGTGGCTACAGCAATGAAAGAGTATTTTGTGAACGGGACTCTCCCGGAAGAAACCATTGCGGCAAGCAATAATATCCTTGATTTTCAGGTGATAGCGAAAGTCGGAGGTAAATATTCTGGATGCTACCAGTTAATAGGTGGTGAGAAAGTTCCGGTACAGAAGGTCAATCGTGTGTACGCCTGCAAGAATAAAGGTTATGGAAAGATTTATAAGACTCACGCCACTACCGGAAAGGACGCAAAAGTTCCCAGTCTGCCAGATCACTGCATAGTAGATAACAATAATGAGTTGTCCATAGACGTTGTGGACAGAGAATGGTATGTCAAACTGGCAAAGGAACAGATACGGAAGTTTTTAGGTGTGAAAGCACCACGGAAGAATGGAACGGCAAGAAGCAGTACATTCAGCTTGCAAGCGGAATCTCTTACAAAGCACCTACCGGAGATATCGTGAACTGTGAGCATGATGCCATCGGTAACATGGCAGTAGCTTTTGTCGGAACTTCCGGGGTGCAGATGGGTTGGCTTGCATCTCAGGCAGATATGCTTGCCGATGACTGGGTATTCGCAGAGTAAGGAGGATTGGCTATGTTTTATCTGTTAGGAGTTATCATCGGGCTTGTAATCAGTTTTCTGATTACTGCCCTGCTGATCTGGATTCTGGCAATGTGTTTTGGCTTCATGTTCACTTGGAAACTGGCACTGGGAGTCTGGGTTATCTATCTGATTATCAAGAGCATTTTTACAAGAAATTAAGGAGGATCAATAACAATGGCAAACATTTATGAAGGTATGAACGTGAGACAGAAACTTGCAAAGGCAAGATTACAGTTCCTTAACCAGAAGGTTAAGAAGTCCGGTAAGAATATGCACTTGGAGTTCAAGTATTTTGAGTTGGAGGACATTGTACCTCCTGCAATCAGAATCTTTGCCCGTGTAGGTCTTACCACTGACATTGACTTCACCGATGAAAACGGTGCTGTCATGAGAGTCTACAACACGGACAACTCTGAGGAAGCACCTATTGAGTTCCGTGTTCCGTACCGTGAGGTTAAGCCTATCGTGAGCAATGCAGGTAAGGAAGTAACCAATCCTATGCAGGCACTTGGTTCATCCATTACATACCTCAGACGTTATCTCTGGATGGCAGTTCTGGATATCACTGAACCGGATGACATTGACGCTACTCTTGGTTCTGAACCGGAAGAGGAAGAACCGGAGATTGAAGCACCGAACCCGGAAAAGGCAAAGACTGAGAAGAAGTCTCAGAAAAAGCAGAAAGCCCCGGCTACACCTGCGGAACGTAAGGAAGCAAAGGAAACTCTGACTGACACTGAGGGACAGGCTGATGACTTGCAGATCGCAGCACTGAAAAATGCCTGCAAGGAACTGATGGAGAAAGACTCGGATCAGGAGGATTTTGTTCAGCAGATTGCCATGAAAACCAATGGCTTCACTCAGGTAACACGTTCTCAGTGTGAGCAGCTTATCAAGAATCTCGGTGAGATGATCGCAGCTTACAAGACGGAGGGTTAATGTATGTCAGACAATGTGAATCATCCATCCCACTATGAAACCGGGAAGTTTGAGTGCATTGACGTGATGGTAGAGACTCAGGGTATACAGGCAACGAAGGATTTCTGCGTGTGCAATGCCTTGAAGTACATCTACCGTCACAGACGGAAAAACGGTCTGGAAGATATTCAGAAAGCTATCTGGTATCTGAATAAAGCCGTAGAGTTGGATGGACAAATTAAGGAACTGATTGACTGTAGAACAATCGGGGAAAGCGAACCCCGTTACATGGAGGACAGAAGTAATGAGGAAATTTAAGAGAATGATCGCAAGAGCGAATATGAAACGTGCAGGATATACCCGTCTGAATAAGAAGGGCGGGGACGGCAGAAGCACTTTCGCAAAGCTGTGGAAGCAGTACATTTAAGAAGGAGGACAGTTCTATGAAGTGGAATGACGATAAAACCATCACGATTACACCACCTGCGAAACCGAAGAAGATCACAGGCACAAGATTTGCAGCAATCATGGGTCTGAATAAGTGGACAAGCCCGTTCAATGCGTGGTGTGCAATTACCAGAACTTATGAAGAACCGTTTGAGGACACGATCTACACTATCGCAGGTAAGACGATTGAGCCGAAGCAGGCAGAGTACATGAAAACTGCATACTTCATGAGCAATCTGATTACACCTACGGATGTGTACGGTGAGGACTATTTCAAGAAAACGTGGGGAGATTTCTTCCGTGATATACCGATCTTCGGTGGTATGTGGGACTACCTTCTTGTAGACAAGGAAGGTAAGCCACAAACGGTATTGGAAATGAAAACCACGAAGAGGTCTGAGGACTGGGTAGAAGATGTACCTGAGTATTACGCTTTACAGGCTGCACTTTATGCTTACCTTCTTGGAGTCGATGACGTAATCATGGTGTGTTCGGTTCTGGGTGAGAAGGACTATGATGACCCGGCAGCTTATGAGTGTAAAGCTGAGAATACTTTCGTTCGTCCGTTTAAGGTGTCTGAGAGATATCCGAACATGAAGAAAACGATCACGCAGGTTAAAAAATGGTGGAAAACTCATGTAGAGGGCGGTGTATCTCCGAAGTATGATGAAAAGGCTGACGCTGACATTCTGAAAGTGCTGAGAGATAACAACCTCTCCCCTGACTCCGATCTGGACGCAATGGTGAAGGAAGCCGAAGGGCTTATGCTTCACATCGAAGAGGTCAATGCAACTGTATCTGACGATGAAAAGCGTCTGAAAAAGCTGAAAGAACTGATTAAGGAAGCAAGTATGAGTCAGTTCAAGCCGGGTGACAAGACTGTTACGATTACAGGCGGCAGTTATGATTTTGTCACGACTGTTAGCATGAAGAAGAAACAGGACTTTGATACGGAAGCAATGGAGAAAGACGGTGTGCTTGATAAGTACATGACTGAGACTGAAAAGCCTGAGTACCGTTTCACTCCGAAGAAACACAAAGATTAAGCCATTCATGAGATAACATCTCTGAATATAAATATTACATTTTAAGGAGGACTATTACAATGGCAAAGATTGGACTTACAGAGGGATTTACACTGATCCCGGAAGGAACTCATGTTTTCAAGATCACTGAGGTCAACTACAAAGAGGACTTCGGTAAGATGGAAGTGGTTATGCAGACGGCAAAGGGTCAGAAGCATATTGAGAGATTTTCTCTCCTGAACAAAGACGGTGAGCCGAATCAGGGCGGTCTAAATGCATTCAGCTATTTTGCTAAGACAGCACTGGATGACTTCACTGTGAAGGACATTGACGATCAGGAGTTAGTTGGACACTTTATCCGCTGTGAAGTTGAGCATGAGGAAGTCGAAAGCAACAAGACACCGGGCAAGATGCTCAAATTCGTGAGACTGGGTGACAAGGAAGCCGCTGACGGATTTGACGAAGAGGAAGTTGCCCCGGCAGCACCGAAGCAGCAGAGTAAGCCTGCAAAGACTGAACCTGCAAAGCAGGAAGGTAAGAAACCTGCGGCATTTGACCTTGGCAGTCTGCTTGGTTAAGTAAGTGACCTGCGGAGAGGGAGAGATGTTATCTCAAACTCTCCAATGGTTATATTAAAATATTCTCAAAACGGAGGATTGAAGATGAACACGAACGAAAGAATTAAGATTTTCAAGTCCCTGATGGGTCAGGTATTCGGTAAGGAAGATGTAGATTACTTCGTAGCCACTCTCAAAAGAATGGGTTACTTCACCGCTCCTGCTTCCACAAAGTATCACGGGAATTATGAAGGTGGTTTGTTCGATCATTCCCTTGAAGTGACTAAGAGCCTGTTGCATCTTACCAAACATCTGAAACTTCACTGGAACAGCAGAAAGAGTCCCTATTTTGTAGGAATGTTCCATGATCTTTGCAAGTGTGACAACTACATTCACAACGAAGATGGAACGTACAGCTACAACCCGAATGTCACTCTTCCCGGTCACGGTGAGAAGTCTTTGGTACTTCTGGAAGCGAATGACATTGGTGTGACTGAGGAAGAGAAAGCGTGTATCAGATGGCACATGGGAGCGTTCGATGACAAGGAAAACTGGGATAAGTACGGAAAGGCTATTGAGAAATTTCCTAACGTTCTGTGGACTCATACGGCAGACATGATGGCTGCCAGAATCAAAGGTATTTAAGGAGGAAGCACTATGAAGAAAGTAGTTGCTGTAGTGATTGCCACTCTTATGATGGCGGTACTTATGACCGGATGTACGGAATCGGAACAGGTTTCGTATAACATCGGTAAAGAAGCTGACAACTTCAATGTAACCCGTAAACTGACTGTAATCAATGCCAGAACTGATACGATCCTGCTTGAAATGGAAGGTACATTTTCTCTCAGCAATAATTCAGACAATGAACTGGAAGTTATCTGTGAAGTGGGAGATGGGAAGTATCAGAAGCATTTTGTATATCTGAACGATGACACGATGTATGTAGTGGAAGATATTTCCGGTGCAAATGTTGACAAGTACCATTATGAAATCAACTTCCTTCCTGAATACGGTGTCAAAGTTACTCACAACGATTAAGGAGAAATTACTATGGGAGCATTACTTGGATTTATCGGAGGTTTTATTATAGGTCAGATTTTCCTGATCTGTGTAGCAGTTATTGGTGCAGGCAGAGAAGATAAGGAAGCACCGACTAAAGAAGAGTGGAAACAGGAGGACTAAATCATGATTATTACAGGTATGGATCACTTTCAAAGTGTATGCAAGAGAAAACTGGTGGAATGGTATCACAAGAATAGACCGGAAGTTGACATTGATATGAGCAATGTGTTTATAGTCTGGTCTTGCAAGACTTTACAGAATTACAAATGCCTTGCATCTACTACAATCAGCGGTGATGGTATTTACGCTGAGTATACTTTTAACGGAGATAAGCAGGAGATGTATGAGGATGTTTACGGCAAACTCACCAACACCTGTATCACACAGGAATAAGGAGGACTAAATCATGACAGGTAAAGAATATCAGGAACTTGCAATTAGAACTTGCAGTATTCCTTACGATCAGAAAGAAGATAGACTGTTTCATGCCGTGTTCGGTCTGAACAGTGAAGCAGGAGAGGTTGCAGGAATCTTGCAGAAGAAATATCAGGGACATGAAGTGAACCTTGAACACATGGAAAAGGAACTTGGTGACTGTCTCTGGATGATCGCAGAAGCGTGTAATGCACTGGGAACGGATATTGATACAGTCATGCAGATGAATATTGACAAGCTGAAAGCCCGTTACCCAGAAGGGTTTACAGTAGAAAATTCTCTGCATCGTAAGCCGGGAGATATCTAATGCGATATCACAACATTACTCAGGATGACATGAATAACGGTGACGGACTCCGGGTAGTCCTCTGGGTTGCAGGATGTGAACATCACTGTAAGGGCTGTCAGAATCCGGTTACATGGAATCCTGATGACGGTTTGGTGTTTGATAAGAGAGCTTTTAATGAAATCATGAAAGCACTGGAAAAACCGTATGTGGCAGGTATTACTTTCTCCGGTGGTGATCCGCTTCACCCGCAGAACCGTGGAGCAGTATTCTCCATCATGAAAGCAGTACAGAAGAGATTTCCGAAGAAAACAATATGGGTCTACACCGGGTATACATGGGAACAGATTCTTGCAAACAAATATCTGCTTGCAGCAGTCAAGTATGCAGACGTACTGGTGGATGGACGCTTTGAAGAAGAGTTGAAGGATGTCAAAGTCAATGTAATGGAGGGTTAAGGTATGACAGATAAAGGGATTGATAATCTCAAGTTCGGGATCATAGAGCAAGCTGCGATTGATTACGTTGACTTACTGGCGGGCTTTAAGTCACCGACTACAGATTGTAACGTGGACGAGTGCCGAAGGTTCTTCCGGTCACAATGGTTTCATTCCCTTTGTGACCTTGATCCCGAACAGGTTATTAACCGATTGGAAAGGAAAGCAAAGACTATGGTTATGAAGTACGAAGTACACAAAGAACACGGTAGCAGTAGATGGTATGTCACGGAGGTAGGCTGTAAAGAGCCTATCCCCGGCACATACGGCACAAAGAAGAGAGCATTGCATACAGCAGCGAAGATGAATGGTCTGGACTACAAAGACTACATGAGAGTTCGCAGAAGGGATGGTATGAATCATGATTAGAATTTCAAAGGCAGAAACCTACGGGTGGGAAGCTGCAATTAGAGGTATGAGAAATCCTATGAACTCATGGGATAAATCAGACAGTTATCCTGCTGTAGATTGTGGAAAATGTGGAATTATTGATCGTGAAGGTATTTGTCATCCGAAAGAACACGATTGTTCAGAATTTGCTTGCTATGCAGTAGGAGAAAATGACCTCTCTCTCATGAAGAGACTTGCGGCAGCAGGTAACGATCACGGGAAGTTCCTGAGAATGATTAACGTCACGGTAGATGTGGAAGCACCTCTCTACTGGTGGAAGGAGTTTGACACCTACAAGGTGGGTACAGTCGCAAATTCGTGTAGCACAATGCACAAGATTCAGGCAAAAGAGTTTACCTTGGAAGATTTCTCCACGGATCACCTGTCTCAGACTAATCTTATTATCATGAAGATGGTAGTGGATGCACTGAACAATGCAAGACTGGACTTCCTTAGTCAGAAGGACAAGCGTGACTGGTGGCAGATGATTCAGCTTTTGCCGTCATCTTACAACCAGAAGCGTACCGTACAGCTTAATTATGCAGTGTTGAAGAACATCTATCATGCACGAAGAAACCATAAACTTGATGAATGGCATACGTTCTGTCATTTCATCGAATCACTACCACACAGCGAATTGATTACAGAGTAAGGAGCGTGGGAACAGATGGACTATTCCAGAATACCAGAAGAATTAAAGAATCAGAATCAGTGGGTGTGTGCTTGGGACGGTTCAAAAGTTCCCATGAGAGCATTTGAAAGAAAAGCCGCTTCATCCACCGCACCGGACACTTGGTCTACTTTTGAGCAGGCTGAGTGGGCGGTGGAGAACGGACACTATGACCACATTGGTTATGTCTTTGCCGATCAGAACATTGTAGGCATTGACATTGATGCAGGCTTTGAGGACGGTCTTATGACTCCGCTGTGTGCAGATATTATGCAAGCCTGCCACTCATACACAGAAAAGTCCCGGAGTGGACGTGGAGTACATATCCTCATGCGTGGCAAGCTGCCGTTCTCAGGTAAGAACAATCTTGCAGGCGTAGAAATCTATCAGGCAAGAAGGTTCTTCATTATGACCGGGAAGGTGCTGATCTTCCCTGAGATTATTGATAATCAGGAAGCTATTGACTATGTAGTGGAGAAGTATTTCAAAGAGACTGAAAAGACCGGGAACAATTCAAGCATGGTACAGCGTATCTATTCTCCTAAGTTTCCGAAGCCTGCGGGCGGCAGAATCTTTATCAGACCGGACTACCCGGAAATCCCGGACGGTGGCAGAAACATTTCTCTTACCAGTCTGGCAGGTGCATTGCACAACACTGGGTACACTCCGATGCAGATTTATCAGGAATTGCAGAGAGTCAACAAAGAAGTGTGCAAGCCACCGCTTCCAGACAGAGAACTACAGATCATTGCAGAAAGCATAAGCAGATACAGGAGATAATTAAATGGCAAGAAACAGATACCCCGGATATTGTTACTGTTGCGGTGCTTACGTTCCCACAGGCTACGGACACTTTGAAAGACATAAAGGTGGATGGCGTGTCAAATGTGTAAAATGTGCCAGTGGAAGAACGGTAAAAGATACCGACAAAGAAGTAAAGAGAGCAATTATGCTAAGAGATAAGCAGAAGGAGGTGAGAAAGAATGGAAGATGAATTATTTCAGTTGTCCAACGGACGCTATGTAACATCGGTAGAGATTTCAGAAAAGTTGACATACATCAAAGAACATCACCCTGAGACTTCCTATCAGGAAGATTCTACAGGGTACTCTTGGGATGAAGCGGGAATGGCTGACCTCTTCTCAGAGTGTTACGATCATGATACCCGGTACTGTCCGGAAGCAAAGTCATGGTACACCTATGACGGCGGCAAATGGCAGAAGGATGTAGGATCATTGCTTGTGTCCAATAAGATTAAAGAGTTTGTCAGGATCATGGCACTCTACTGCGGAGAAATCCCGGACGAAGATAAGCGTAAGCAGTACATGGCTTTTGTCGGCAAGATGGGTGATAGACGTTTCCGTGACAGACTCATGAAGGATGCAGCCGATAACTTGAAGATTGCAGCAGCAGAGTTTGATACACACCCATTCCTGATTAACTGCAAGAATGGTACTTATGATCTGGAATCACTGACATTTCGTGAGCATAAATGGGATGACTTCTTAACAATGCAGACCAATTTTGAATACGGTGTGAAGAAAGAGAAGTGTGCCCGATGGGAACAGTTTATCAAGGAAGTAACGCAGAACGACAAGGACAAAGCGGACTACCTGCAACGTGCCTTGGGTTATTCCATCCTTGGAACATCTAAGGAAGAGTGTATGTTTATCCTGCATGGTAAGACCACCAGAAACGGAAAGTCCACCATGCTTGATGCAATTCAGCACTTGCTTGGTGATTACTCTACGGTCACACCTGTAGAACTGATCTGCCGTGGTGACAGAGCAAAGAACGCAGAAGCAGCAAGCCCGGTACTGGCAAAGCTGAAAGGTAAGCGAATGGTTACTATGAGTGAGTCAGACACCGCCGGGAAGTTGGATGAATCAGTCATCAAGCAGCTTACTGGTGGTGAAGAAATTACCGCCCGTGAGTTGTATCAGACAGCAATTACCTTCAAGCCGCAGTTTACAATGTGGCTGTCTTGTAATGACCTACCTGCTGTAAAAGATAAATCCTTGTTTGCTTCTGATCGTGTGCGTGTTATTGAATTTAACAGGCACTTTAATGATGACGAACAGGACAAAGGCTTGAAGGACTACTTTGAGTCACCGGAAGCAATGCGTGGTATCTTCACATGGTTGGTTGCAGGGTACTTCAAGTACAGAAGGTTTGGTTTGAAAATGTCAGCAAATATGCAGAAGGTAGTCAAGCAGTATGAGAAAGACAATGATCTGGTATTGCAGTACCTTGAAGAGAAATGCCAGAAGCAGGATGACGTTAAGACAAGAGCAAAGACCCTTTATGATAATTACAAGCTGTGGTGCAAGAGCAACGGCTATTATGTATGCAGCATGAAGAAGTTCAATGCTGAGTTGATGGCACACCCTGAGTGGTATGAGCAGAAGTCCGTGAGTGGCGGCGTGGCTGTTTACTACGGAATTATGATGAAAACGACAGGTTAATTGTAGGGTATGTAGGGTATTTCATCATTTTGCTATAACTTTCTCTAGTAGACCGCCTACTAAGAAAAGTTATACCGAAAATCGAAAATACCCTACAAGCCCTACAGGTAAGAAAGGAGCAGAACTATGGAAAGTTATGTAGAGAGATGGAAAAGAGAGCAGGAAGAGAAGGAGCAGAAAGGAGTAGGTAAGAATGGCAGAAGAACAGAAGAAGCCCAGAACGAGAGGGAAGGACAGAAAGCCCAGAAGGACAGCGGGGTATCAGAAGAGTAGCCCTGCGAACTTGGAGAAAGCAAGAGAAAATAGCCCGATTGTACAGGGTCACAATCCTGATCTGCCAGAAGGGTATAACTCCCGGATGATTCAGTTCACTATGGAGATCATGCCGTCTGAGAAGTTGGACTATAATGACATAGAAGAGATGGAAAGACGGTTCATGCACTATCTGGAAACGTGTGCAAAGTACGATATGAAGATAGGCAATCAGGCTGCGTATGCTGCAATAGGAATAGATAAGGGTATTGCATGGGAGTGGGTCAACCGTTGTACAACGAACCCCGCCCGCACCGACTTTATCAAAAAGGTGCAGAAAGTATGTGCATTATACCGTGAGGGACTTATGCAGGATGGCAAGGTCAATCCGGTTACTGGCATATTCTGGCAGAAGAACTATGACGGCATGAAGGATCAGACAGAAATGGTTCTGACTCCTAACAATCCGTTAGGTGACAGTGCCGACACAGAAGCCCTTGCAAGAAAGTATCTTGACAATGCCGACATTGTAGACGTGCCAGAAGGTGAAATCTCAGAAGTCGCAGAAAGGGCAGAAAGCCCTAAAATTAAATAAGGCAATGAAATACGCCCCGGTGTAGGAAAGACCTGCTGCCGGGGCGTGTGTGCGTTCTGAGGGCATAAAGAAAGCCCCGGATCATACGGGGCGGGCGTTCTATCTATTCCATACTATCCGGGGTTTCTGTTTCCTCCAATATTCTATTATGTCCGGGGTTTCTGTTTCGTACATCGGTATATTGTACAGCCTGCATCCCTCCGGGGTCATGTAGTAGCCTTGACCGTATCGGGGTAGGAGTTCGCAACCTGTCACGCCTAAAATATTACGGCTATCTTGACCGCTGCGGGTTCTGAGTGCTACACGGCTATCAAAGTTTACTTTTATAGGTGTAGGGATTACGGCAGATAGCGGGCATTGTGTAGCCGCTACAACGTGAACATTTGCCGCCCTGCCGATCTGACAGAGCCGCTGCAATATCGGTTGTACTTGCTTTTTGTTTGTTGTCATTAGGTCGGCTAGTTCGTCAATAACCACATACACAGCACCGCCGCCGTATTTCTTGACGTGCTGCCGTGCCATGTCTCTATAACGGTTGTCTGTTATTGCTATAGCTTCCTGTAATGCTTGTACCATTTCCCCCGGTTCACTGCTGTAACGCAGTGTATGGGGCAGTTCTTTATAGTCCACCAGTTCAACCCGTTTGGGGTCGATCAATATAAACTGTACAGCGGCGGGGCTGTCCTTTAGTGCTGTTGTCATCATGCCATTTATTACAACGCTTTTACCGCTGCCCGTAGCCCCTGCAATTAGTAAATGGGGCTGTTGTAGCATATCGGCATAAAGGTTGTAATAGTCAAGTTCCGGTGTTTTCCAGACTCTTTTCACGCTATCACGTCCTTTTCTATATTGGTTTACACTCTGCATTTATGCGGGCTTGTGACCGCCTACGGCTGCATTATAAACCAATGCCCCGGACTGTTGCCGGGGCTTGTGGCTAGTTTATAAAATTATAGTCATATTGTTTTACAGTTCCCAGAGTTGCCGCCGTTGGTGTTTCACCTGTAAAGCGGTCAACCTCTGTCACCGGGATATAAAACGCTGTGTAACGTCCTGTTACATTGGTTGTACAGTTGTAATACTCGAACGTATTTAATAGGGTTTCAAACGTTGTGCTTAAATGTTTCCCGTTCTGTACTACTGTACTAAATAACCCGGTTTCTGGTCTTAAATTGCAAGGGCATAACATAATAGGCATATTGTTATTAAATACCCGGCGGGCTGTTGCCTTGCTGACTCTCTCAAAAGTAAAACCATCTTTTCTAAAGCTGTATTCTCTCATAATACAAGACCTCCTATATTCTATTGTGTTCTGTTTCCAGACCCCCGGCAGAGCCGGGACGCTTGCGGCTTGACTGGCTATTTATACACGCCACAACGTGTGTTACTCTTCGGACTCGTCAAAGTCCCCGTTTTCTTCCATCTCGTCTAATACATCGGATATTACAGACCCCAGAAGGTAACAACGAATTGTTACATCTGCCCATTCCGCACCCTTTTCAATAACGTTTATGTTGTTCTGTTCGAACTCGTCAAGGGCTTCGTTAAGTAAGTTCCAGTTGTGAGCTATGCTTTCCTCTGCCTTGTAAGAGTTACAATAATAAGAACCGCTTGCATTTCCTGTTATGCTGTCCTCTGTCCAAAGATCATCATTTAACTGTTGCTCAAGTCCTTCTCTGTCCTCTGTCCACTCTGTCAAATCAATGTTTTCTTTGATCCATTCTTTTACATCCTCTGTCATTGCTTCTCTGTAATCATACATAATACTTGACCTCCTATATTCAATTATCAATTTGTGCAATCTGTACACCGGGCGGCTTGCCTGCTGTACAGCAGCATTGACAACCTATAATTATTTAGTTGTCGTTGCTATCTCTTTATCATGTTTACATGATATCATATATACATGATATTGTCAAGCATTTTATCATGATTGCATGATATTTTTTTTGTGATCTGGTGACAGGACAGCAGCACCGGGACAGCATACCCCCGGAGGGGGAAACAGACCCCCGCCCACCTGGGCGGGTGAGGTGCGAAAGTTCCGCAAAAATTAAAAAGGTCTTGACAATATCATAAAATCATAATATCATGTAAGCATGAAAGGAGGTAGCACAATGCAGGCTAACGAAGTAATTAAAAATCTCATGGCACAGAAGGAAATCACTCAGACTGAAATGAGAGAGAAGATGGAGATGAAAAGCCAATCTGGTGTAAGTCAGGCTCTTAATCGTGATATGAAAATCTCTATGCTGATCCGTTTCTTGAAGGTGATGGATTGTTCATTGACTGTTACAGACAATTCGACTGGTGAGACATTTGAGATTTCAGAATAAATGATAGGCATACGCCTATTAAAAATAGACATACGTCTATCAAGTGCTATAACTTCTCTTAGAGAGGGCTATACTATAAAAAGTTAGGGAGTATAATAGACATACGTCTATCATGATAGGCATACGCCAATAAGTCTGATTAAGGAGGGCTGACGGTTATGACCGTGAAAGATTGTGTAAAAACCATGCTTTCTAAAAGAGGATGGAGTCAACGGAAACTGGCTGAGGAACTTGGTTATTCCGGTCAAGGCAGCATCGGTAAGACTCTCCTGAGAAATGATGGTATGGGTATGACTGTAGAAACGCTCATAAAGTGGGCTGATGCAATGGAGTTTCAGATCATCATACAGTCAGAAGATGAAGAGATGATTTTGGATGGTGAAAGTGAGGGATAAGTATGTTATATTTACTGTGGGGCATTTGTTATTTCATGTGGCTGTGCTTCCGATTGATGTTCTGGGTATCTATGAAGATCGTGTACTATGTAATAATCATGCCTATCCTTTGGATGTTCAGACTGCCGTTCAGAATTTTAGCGAACTTATAAGGAGGATCAAGTATGGCTACAGGTGTTTATCTGAGCAGTCATAAGAAGAAAAGAACTGCGTTATTACTCTGTATTTTTACAGGAATGTTCGGAGGTCACTATTTCTATGTGGGAAGATGTATGAGAGGTCTGCTTGCAATGTTCACCTTCAACTTCCTGTTTATAGGATGGCTGCTTGATATTATCAAAATTATGAGAGGACGATTAAAGGATAACAACGGATTGCCACTTATTGATTAACTGAATACTTGGCTGTAGAGATGCTACAGCTTGTCCAATGGGACTGTCGTTTTGACAGTCCTTTTTTTTATTTTCAGGAGGTTATTATGAATTATTTGAAATTGAAACAGAAGATTTATGAAGCTATAGAAAGGAATCCGCTTGATAGGTCTGCATACGAAGAGATGTTTGCAGTCTGCCGGGAATATGAGAAGATTGACTTCCAGACCGCACACGCATGGAATCATGAACTGCGTAATCGTATCTCATGGGGATTGCGTATGACGGTATGTAGTCAGAAATTCGATGAAGCCAGAGAGTTTGATGATCTGATGTTCAGGTCACTTCTTTTTGGGGCACAACATTTCTTCGATGATTATTTACAGGCGGTAGAGTACGGCAAGCCACTTGACAAGAAGTTCTATCAGCCCCGCCGTCATTATCTGAGAAGATATGTAGACGCATATCAGGAGATTCTTGACGGGAAACTGGACTTCTTATCCATTTCCATGCCGAAGAGAGCCGGGAAGTCTCAGTTAGGTATCAACTTCACGAATATGCTTTCCGGTAAATACCCAGACAGAGCAACGCTTATGGAAGGTACAGGTGATGACCTTGTTAAGTCGTTCTATCTGGGATGTCTGGAATATCTGACTCTTCCTAGTGACTATCATTTTTATGATATTTTCCCGGAGAGCAAACTTGTCCAGACCAATGCCGACACGAAGATTATCAACCTTCTGCATAAGTCCCGATTCCCTACCGTTATGTGCCGATCCATTGATGCCCGTCAGGTAGGTCTTTCCGAAGCAACCAACCTTCTGTACCTCGATGACTGCGTGGAAGGACGTGAGGAAGCGAAGAACCGTCAGAGACTTGATGATAAGTGGGAGGTCATCTCTGGTGATATCATCGGACGTGCTATTGAGGGTACACCTATTGTCATCTGCGGTACACGATACTCTCTGTATGATCCTATCGGTCATTTGCAGGAAGAGATGCAGAAACAGGGAAAACGATGCAAGATTATTGAGACACCTGCTCTTGATCCGGTGACAGATGAAAGTAACTTTGAGTATATGCGTGAGGGTAGAAAGGTTTTCACCACTCAGTATTTTAGGGATCAGCGTGAGATGCTTTCTGAGGAACAGTTTGAGTCTGAGTTTCAGCAGCAGCCATTTGAAGCAAAAGGAATCCTCTTCCCGGAGAAGAGTCTTAACAGATACTTTGAACTGCCGATTGACCGTGATCCTGACAGTATCATTGCTGTCTGTGATACTGCGGACACCGGAGATGACTTCTGTGCTATGCCGATTGCTGCGGTATACGGAAGTGAGGTCTACATCGTAGATGTAGTCTTTGACGATTCTGTACCGGAAGTAACCAAACCGGAATGTGCAAAAGCACTCATTGATAACAAGGTGGTAGCCAGTACCTTTGAGTCGAATAATGCAGGTAAGTATTTTGCCCGTGATGTGCAGCAGATTTTGACTGACAGGAAGTATGTGTGCAATATCCGAACGAAGCAGACGATCAGCAATAAGCAGACCCGTATTGAGTTCGCATCGGATAATATCTTAAAGAAGTTCTATTTCAAAGACCCGTCCCTGTATGCAAGGAATAGCCAGTATGCAGCTTTCTTGAAACAGGTGACTACTTATACCCGATCCGGTAAAGTACCGCACGATGACGCACCAGACTCCCTTGCATTGCTTGAAAATGAACTGAGAGGACTGATCGGAAATACGGTTGAGATTATGGACAGAAGGGTTTAATTTTCTCAAAAAGTCTCCAATGCTTATAGCTAAATATTACTTGAAATAACCATTGAAGAGTGCTATAATAAACCATAGAGAAAGATTATTAAGAAGGAGGTGTCACCAGTGGTAGAACCCTATTTACATCTGAACGGACGAAGGATGATCCTGACAGATGAAACCGAAGTAAATATTGGTAACGTGGTTCAGATTTTGCGAAAAGCATTACCGTACCACTGGAAGAACCGAAGCGAGATCAGCTACCTGTGGTCTTACTACAAGGGTAGACAGCCGATTCTTAATCGTGTGAAGGAAGTAAGACCTGAGATCACAAACAAGATCGTTGAGAATCGTGCGAATGAGATTGTCTCATTCAAGTCAGGCTACCTCATGGGTGAACCGTTACAGTATGTTTCCAGAGGAAATGCTGAGAATATTGCCGATGCAATCAATCAGCTTAATGAGTTCGTATTTGCAGAGGAAAAGCCTGCGAAGGACAAAGAACTTGCCGACTGGTTTCATATCTGCGGAACTTCCTTCCGTATGGTACTCCCAGATGAAATGGCAGGTGAGGATGATGAATCCCCATTTGAAATCTACACTCTTGATCCTAGAAATACCTTTGTGGTCTATAACAACGGTTTAGGCAACAAGCCAATTCTGGGTGTTAAGTATGTGGTGGATGAAAACGGAGTGGTACATTACAGTTGCTATTCCGATCATGAGTATTTTGAGATTGTGGAGTCAAAGGTTGTTTCCTATGACACACATATTCTGGGTGAGATTCCGATTATCGAATATCCACTGAATATGGCAAGGATCGGTGCTTTTGAACTGGTTATCCCGCTTCTGGATGCAATCAACCTGACAGACAGTAACCGTCTGGATGGAGTGGAGCAGTTCATTCAGGCATTGATGCTATTTCACAACGTAGATATTAGTTCCGAAGATTTTGACGAACTCCGGGAAAGAGGGGCTATCAAGTTCAAAGACATTGATCCCCAGTTGAAAGCTGAGATTAACTATCTGGTAAGTAATCTCAATCAGGGTGAGACTCAGACCTTGGTAGATCATATGTATCAGACAGTGCTTACCATCTGTGGTATGCCGAACCGTAATGGCGGTTCTTCTACATCTGATACGGGTTCTGCCGTCATCATGCGTGATGGTTGGTCTGCTGCCGAAGCCAGAGCAAAGGACAGTGAGTTGATGTTTAAGAAGTCTGAGAGAATTTTCTTGAAGGTGGTTCTGAACATCTGCCGCACTCTTGCCGATATGGACTTGAAGGTATGCAACGTAGAAATCCGGTTCACACGAAGGAACTACGAAAACATTCTTCAAAAGGCACAGGTGCTTGATCTGATGCTGAAAAATAACAAAATCCATCCACGTCTTGCTTTTGAGCATTGTGGGTTGTTTGTAGATTCTGACCTTGCATACACATTAAGTGCTGAATATGCAGAGGAACAGGAGCAAAAGGCACAAGAGTTGTTTGAGCAACAGCAAAGAATGAAACAGGAGGGGAATGACGATGACTCCGGTAATAACGAAGGAAATGGTGGAGCAGATGGAAAGTCTGCTGAAACACGGGAGCAGAGTGGAAATACTGATTGAGCAGGGTAAGATCACCATTGTAGAAATCAAACGAAAAATGAAGATGAAAGAGTAACGCCGGGACAAAGGTTCTGGTGAGTCCAATGGGACTGTGAGTGTAACAACTCATAGTCCCTTTTTATTTTGTCATGAATAAAAAGACACTTTCAAATTACATTCTGGCGTTTGATGAAATCAATGCCCTTATCGCTGTCAGTTATAACACCGCTTCCGAAACTACAGAGGATCAGACCGTACAGGTCAATCAAATAGCAGATGACATTTTGTCACTGCTCATAAATGCCTACCGCAAGGGCGTACAAGCCGCTTCGGAGATGCTTGCTTATGATCTGACCGTGGATGTGAGAAGCATGGATGAAGTCATCTACTTGGTGATTGACGGTAAGACATTTGAGGACAGGGTTGCAGATCATGTCCTCTCAGGAGATTTACAGGGGCTACAGACTCTTGCTGAATCTGAATTTCACAGAGTATACAACGCTGCGGTTCTGGATGGAGGACACCAGTACCAATCCAGTGTTGGATATGGGGTGACAAAGAATTGGTACACGGTTATGGATGACAAGGTGCGGGAAACACATCGTTATCTGGAAGGTGCTTCGGTGTCTCTGGACGAAGAGTTCTGGACATTTGACGGAGATCATGCAGCTTACCCCGGAGGGTTTACAAAAGCTGAGAACAATGTGAACTGCCGATGCACCGTGGAACTACACATTGATGCAGAGGAAGAGTGATCTGCTTCCTTTACATACATGGTGAGGGAACACCTACAAAACGCAAACTCAGACAAGAGGATAAAACGGAAATCATGGTGAGGGAACACCTACAAACGCAAGGAGGACTATTATGAGTTATTTAAGTGATTTGCTTGGGGATGCCTATAAGGAAGGTATGACTGAGGAAGAGATTTCCACTGCATTGCAGAGTGCAGGTGCAGGAGCAAAAGACAATGAAGCGGAAGTGAACCGCCTGAAAGCACAGCTTTCTAAAGCCAATTCGGAAGCTGCTGACTACAAGAAACAGTTGAGAGGTAAGCAGAGTGAGGATGAAGCTGCTGCCGCTGAACAGAAAGCAACGATGGATAAGCTGACACAGGAGAACGCAGACCTCAAACGTTCTATGGCACTGTCAGAAAAGAAAGCAAAACTTCTGGCTATGGGCTATGATGAAAAACTTGCTGATGACACTGCTACAGCAATGGTAGATGGTGACATGGACAAGGTTATGGCGAATCAGACTAAATACCTTGAAGCCCGTGAGAAAGATATTCTTGCCAAAAAGATGAAGGGTACTCCCAGACCTGCTGCGGGTTCTGAGAATACTGGTGGCATGGACTATCAGAAGAAAATCGAAGAAGCACAGGCAAGCGGAGATTTGACCGCAGTTGCCTACTATACACGTCTGGCAGCACAGGACGCTGCCGATCAGACAGAATAATAAAGGAGTGAATGAACAATGGCAGACGTATTTGCAACTAGCTTCGGAGTCCTGAACTACTCCGGTATGCTTTTTAACAAGGGTAATGTTAAAACCCCGCTTAGTTCTATTATCGGCTCTAAAGCTAAAACTACCAATCATGTAGAGTTTGTGACAGGTCAGGAATACAGTTCCGGTGGTAACGGTTCTCAGCCGAAGATTACTGAGAATCAGTCTCTTACTGCACCGGACGCTTCTGTTACTACCCGTGAGCAGAAAACTAACGTGACTCAGATTTTTCAGGAGTCTGTAGGTATCTCTTACGGTAAGCAGAGCAACATGGGTACTCTTTCCGGTATCAACGTTGCGAATCAGCAGGCGAACCCGATTTCCGAACTGGATTTTCAGGTTGCAGCTAAGATTCAGAAGGTGAACCGTGATATCGAGTACACTTTCATTAACGGTGTTTACCACAAGGCAACCAGTGATGACGATGCCAACCAGACCAGAGGTCTGATCCCGGCAATTACTTCTAACACTATGGCAATGAATAAGAAACCTCTGGGACTCTGGGATATTGCAGACATGGTTAAGAAGATTTATGGTGCGAACGCCCCTACTGAGGGACTTGTTCTTTGGTGTGACGCTGTGACTCTGTTCCAGATCAATGCTGATGCTGTTCAGAATGGTCTTACTATCGTACCTGCTGCCCGTGAGATCAATGGTATCTCTCTTTCCAGTGTGGTAACTCCGATCGGTGTTGTTTATCTGCATCTGGGTGAGTGTTTACCTGCGGGTACTGCACTACTTCTGAACCTTGATGTGCTTGCACCTGTATATCAGCCTGTTCCGGGTAAGGGTAACTTCTTCCTTGAACAGCTTGCTAAGACTGGTGCAGGTGAGAAGTATCAGCTTTTCGGTCAGATCGGTCTGGATCACGGTGCTGAATGGTATCACGGTAAGTTCACAGGTATTTCTACTACCTTTGAGAAGCCTGCATACAGCCGTTCTGTTTATGTGGCTAACGCTGCGGATATCGGAAAGGCAAAGGAATTAGAGGACTATAAGAAGTGGCTGAAAGAAAAGACGCAGGAATTTGTAAAAGCCCTTGCCGATGAAGGGATGCAGATTTCAAGAGCAAAGTTTCAGTCAGCTACCTACGATGGTACGAATGACGTTTCGGTATCGGTTGAAAGCAGGGGAGAGAATAAAGCTGCTGTAGTGGCTATAGGCAGTTCTGTTCTTTTCATTGAGTTCGGTACAGGTGTGAAATATCCTGATTCCCACCCGGAAGCAGGGAAGTTCGGTTTTGAGCATGGCGGTTACGGACACCACTTAGGACGGCTTGAAAAAGGATGGAGATATCAGGGTGATCCCGGTACAAACGGTGAGGTGATAGCCACCGGGAAACACGCAGGAGAAATTCATACCTATGGTAATCCTGCAAACATGAGTATGTATTATACAGTTCGTGAACTGGAAGAAAAGTTTGAGGAAATAGCAAGGAGGGTGTATCGAAGATGATTGATTGTGAAAATGAGGTCTATACCCGTATTGTTAGGATGCTTCGTGAAGAGTTTCCGGGAATCAACGTAGCGGGCGAATATACAAAGACCCCTTCTTCTTTCCCTCATGTGAGTATTACTCAGAGTGATAACAGCACGATTGCTGACAAGCAGGACACAAGTGGTAAGGAAGCTATGTCCCTTGTAATGTTTGAGATCAATGTGTACTCAAACAAGTCTGAGGGTAAGAAAACGGAATGTAAATCCATAGCAAAAGCTATTGATGAAAAGATGTTCTCCATGAATTTCAGGCGGTTGGCATTTACACCAGTCCCGAACTTGGAGGACGCAACCATATACAGAATCATTGCCCGTTACTCAGCAGCAACGGACGGTGAAAATTTTTACAGGAGGTAAAGAGCAATGGCTATTAGTACATTTAAGACCTTTCTTATGCACAAAAAGGAAGCGTCTACCTATGAAAAACTTGTGGACATTACGGAGTTCCCTGATCTGGGTTCTGACCCGGAACTTCTGGAAACAACCACAACTTCTGATCGTATGAAAACCTACATCCTTGGTATTCTTGGAAACGAAGGTTTGAAGTTCCCGGCGAACTACGATCATACAGCGTACAAGGCGTTAAAGAAACTGGAAGGTAAGACTGACGGTTACGCCGTATGGTTTGGCGGTACTGACAATGAGGACGGTACTGTGACCCCTACTGGTACTGACGGTAAGTTTTCCTTTGACGGTCAGCTTTCCGTTCATGTGACTGGCGGTAAGGTCAATGAGGTAGTCGGTATGTCTATCACGATTGCACCGTCTACGGTCATCAAGGAAGAGTAAGAACAGTTAATTTTAAGAATTAAAGGAGATAAGAGCAATGGCTAAACAGATTATTTTTTCCTACGAAGGTAAGGACTACACACTGGAATACACCAGACGTACTATTCAGCAGATGGAAGCGGAAGGGTTTGTTGCGGATGACATTGAAAAGCGTCCGATGACTCTTCTTCCTGCTTTGTTTGCAGGTGCTTTTAAGGCACATCACAGGTTCGTGAAGCAGGAGGATATTGATAAGATTTTTGCGGGTATGCCCGACAAAGAGAGTCTTATCGGTAAACTTGCAGAGATGTACAACGAACCGATTATGTCTCTGATGGACGAACCGGATGAAAAGACGGGAAACGTGGAGTGGGTGACTTCGTGGTAACGGGGGAGTCCACCGACAATGACGGGGACGGGCGTGATAACAACCGTCCGTCCTCTTTTCGTTACACGGAAAGATTTGAGGAAGAGTGCGGGTATTACTTATCCATCGGTATGACCTATCACGATTACTGGGATGGGGATGCAGCAATGGTTAAGTTCTACCGGGATAAGCACAAAAGAGATTTAGACAGACAGAACTTCAACCACTGGATGCAGGGTATGTATATCTATGAAGCATTAGTTGATGCTTCCCCGGTATTCAATCCTCTGAGTGAGAAACATGAGCCGTTCCCATACATGAAAGAGCCTATCCCTATCACGATAGAAGCTATCAAGGAAACTGAGGAACGTCAGAATCAGCAGAAGATGAAGAACGGCAAGGATGCTATGAGAGCATGGATGGTTGAATTTAATAAACGATTTGAAGAAAAACAGAGGGAAGGAGGGGAAATAGACAATGAGTGTTGAGATTGAAGGTCTTGAATTTCAAGTAGAAGCAAAATCTGATAAGGGTGCTGACGGTATTGATAAACTGGCAAACAGCTTTAAGAATCTGAAATCTGCTATCAAGGGTGGTACGAATCTGAACGGTTCTATTAAGCAGCTTGAAAAACTGAATCAGGCGTTGAGTGGACTGCATACAGACAAACTGGAAAGCCTTGGTAAAGCAATGGAATCTCTTAACAAAGCAGGTAATATCAAGATTCCTGCATCTGTACCGAAGAGAATCTCTGAAATCGGAAATGCAATGAAGAGTATCAGTCAGTCCGACATTGATCGTATGGAAAGCATGAGCAGAGCCTTACAGGGTATGCAGGGTCTACAGAATGTCCGTGTTCCGCAGGTGAACACAGGCGGTACAGGATCGGGAACACCGAACCCGGCAGACATTAACACTGAGCCTGCTTCGTCTGGAAGATCAACGTCCCATAGCGGTACACAGACTGAGGACGTGAGCAATACTGGCGGTGCTGATAATGGCATGAGTCATGCTGACAGTCAGCTACAGGAAGTGACACGATCCGCAGGTATGGCACGAACGACACTGTCTGGTGTCAAGAAGGTCATCGGTGAGATCGGTGGTCTAACAGGTATCTCTTATGTAGGGCAGCAGATTGGAAGCCTACCTCATAAGATTGGACAGGCACTTGGAAGTCTCAGGACTATGTACTCAGAGTTCAAGAAGTCTGGCGGTATTCTGGGTGCTTTCGGAAGAACCATCAAAGCGGTTGCAACAAACCTTGGTTCTAAACTGGCGGCAGGAATGAAGCAAGTTACTTCTTCCCTTGGGAACGCCTTTACTTCTAAGGTACACAATGCGACAAGTGCTTTAGGAAGTTTCCTTTCTTCTATCAAGCGTATTGCATTATACAGAATGATCCGTTTCGCAATGTCTCAGCTTACGCAGTGCTTCAAGGACGGTATCAATAATCTGTACAACTACAGTGCTTTGATGGGCGGTACTTTTGCGAATAGCATGAACTCTCTTGCTACGAACGCACAGTATTTGAAGAACAGCATGGGTGCTATGGCAGCACCTTTGATTAACGCTCTTGCACCTGCGATTGATTTTGTGATTGGTAAGGTTGTAGCACTGTTCAACATTCTGAATCAGTTGTTTGCAAGACTCACAGGTTCTAAACGTGTCACTGCTGAGAACGGTAGAGTTTCAGCAGAGAAGAGTCGTGTTTCTGCCGAAAATTCCAGAGTCAATGCAGAGACAACCCGTGTCAATGCGGAAGCCGCAAGGGTGAAAGCTGAACAGGCAAGGGTATCTGCTGAAAAATCCAGAGTGGATGTTGAAAGCAAACGAGTTACCGCAGAGAAGGGTAGAGTCGATGCAGAGTCTAAGAGGGTGGCTGCTGAGACTGCAAGAGTTCAGGCAGAAACAAAGCGTCAGCAGGACACTTCAAAGGCAATCACAGATTGCAACACTGCTACCGATTCTGCATTGAAAGCGGCAGCTACTATGATGATCGTCAACGATGATACTGGGAAAACCTATCAGGGTGCAATCAAGGTGATCGGTGGTAAGCCCGTATTTGAGTATGACGAAGTTGTTACAGGATAAAGGAGGATAAGACAATGAGCAATCAGTTTGGTTTTCTCTCTGACGATACGTTCGCAGAGAAGATGGACACTATGAACCAGTTCCTTGCTGCGATTGCAACCGGACAGGGTGGTAGCCTGAAACCTACATCTTGGAGTGATGTGCAGGCACTTGTTCGTAAGGGACTGGCAAGCAAGGTATTTGCGGTGGGAGATCAGTTGACCTGCCAGAGAGGTAGCACAACTCTGGTGTGGGATATCATCGGTTTTGACATTGATACCCCGGCAGACAAGCAGTTCACTCACAGCATGACTTTACAGCTTCATGAGGTGTTTGATTTTGTACAGTTTAACGCCCCGGCAGCTATGTATTATGCAGAAGAGGAACTTGCCGCAGGTACATATCATGTAACTCCTAAGAATGGTTGGAGTGGTGGTATGGGTAACGGTAAGACTTACCAGTTTACTCTTGCGAAAGCAGTTCCGAAGGGTGGACAGATCGTATGGAATGGTGCTTGGGATCAAGACCCGCTGAAATACGACATTAAAACTTACGCCAGTCCTACAAGTACCACAGTTATTGAAACTGTGAAGCCCACAGAGGGTACAGGCGGTACGGAACTGACAACGCTGAACAGCGGTCAGAGAATGTGCTACGGCTCTAATAACTATAAAGAGTCTGCGGTTCGTGGATGGTTGAACAGTGACAAAGTTGCGGGTTCTGTTTGGACACCTGCTACCAATTATGATAGACCTCCTTCTTGGGTTTCCAATAAGGCAGGATTCATGAATGGAATGGATGCAGATTTCCTTGCAGTTATCGGTAAGACCACAAAGGTTACTTGTCGTAATAACGTAACTGACGGTGGTGGTTCTGATACTACAAAGGACAAGTTCTTCCTGCTTTCCAGACGTGAGTTATTCATGGGTGATGAAGTGAGTAGTGTCAAGGAAGGTGAGCCGTACCCTTACTACTCTGACTATTCTGATTATACTTCCCCGAACACGGGTGCTGATAGTAACCGTGTGAAGTATAAAAACGGTAGTCCGCAGTGGCAGTGGGAGCGTACCCCGAACGCCGGGAGCAGTAGCTACGTTCGCCGTGTGGGCGGTACGGGTAGTCTGAGCAACGGCGATGCGTACCACAGCTATGGGGTTGCCCCGGCTTGTAACGTAATCTAAGATCAGAAATCCACCCCGTTAGGGGTGGGAAAGGAGTGAGGACAATGTCAGTACCGAAGTCAAAGAGAGGTACTTCAAAGTTGGAAGTAATCACAAAGTCAAATGAGTTGGCTACACATACCATTCATATTTGCAGTAATGAGAGTTGCTTCCCGAAGAGATACCGTTGGTGCATCACCGCAAAGATCGTGGATGCTGCGGTAGAAATCAGCCGACTTATCAATATGGCAAATTCAGTGTATGTGAATCCTGAGTCTGAACATTGGAAAGCCGACTGGGAATTACGGAGAGGATATCAAGTTCAGGCTTTGGCACAGACATATTCCTTGCTAACCATGATGGATATTGCTTACCGTACTTTCGGAATCGAAGGTTCTAAGATGGACTACTGGACAGGACTTGTAATCAATGTCCAGAATCTTCTTCGGAACTGGAAGAGGTCTGATGAAAATAGATACAAGTAAATGATATAGGGTTGACGATTGTAAGATATGTGTTTACCCCGAACGCCGGGAACAGTAACAACGTTCGCAATGTGAACAATACGGGTAATCTGAACAACAACAATGCGAACAACAGCAATGGGGTTGCCCCGGATTGTGAGAAACGCTAGTAATAAAGTAGGCATAGGCTGAAATCAATGCACTCACACAAGGAATCGTCATCCTGACCTGAATATAGTAGGGCGAAAACAGAGTGCTGATGTGATTGCCGTCCTTACGGCAGTATCACTATAAACGGCAACCAATGATTTACGGGAGAAATATACATGATGGAATCCGAAGTGAGAGATGAAGTCTGTGACTTTGATAATCTGTACCGGGCTATGCAGCATTGCAAGAACAACGTCATGTGGAAAGATAGTGTAGCCGGGTATGTAAAGAAGGGTTTGGTTAATGTTCATAAGCTAAAGGAGAGCGTGGAGAATGGTACATACAAGTTAGATGCTTATACACAGTTCAAAGTGTATGAGCCAAAAGAAAGAGACATTGTAAGTACAAGAATCAAGGACAGAGTATTTCAGAGAAGTCTATGTGATAACTACTTTTACGATACCATGACAAAATCTTTTATCTATGATAACTGTGCTTGTCAGGACGGGAGAGGAACAGAGTTCGCAAGGAAAAGGCTGATCTGCCACCTACAGAAATATTACCGGAAACAAGGTACGGAAGGGTGGGTACTCAAAGCAGACTTGAAGAATTTCTTCGGTAGCACCTCTCATGAACTGGCTTACTCAGCGGTAACAAAGAGGGTCAATGATGAATGGGTGAACGGAGAAATCAAGCGAATCATTGACAGCTTCAATCAAGGTGATGATCCAGAGGTAGGCATGGGTCTTGGTTCAGAAACGACACAGCTTATACAGTTAGCAGTCTTAGATGACTTCGACCATTTTATAAAAGAGCAACTTCATATTAAGCACTACGTCCGGTACAACGATGATTTCATTATCATCCATGAGGATAAGGCTTATTTACAGGAGTGTTTGATAAAGATTGACGCTTGGATATCTTCAAGAGGTTTGAAACTGAGTCCGAAGAAAACACAGCTTTTCAAGGTGACTCAGGGTATCAAGTTTCTGGGTTTCCGCTTCCGGTTGACAAAGACTGGAAAGGTAGTCATGACACTACTGCCTGAGAAGCTATCACACGAACGGCGAAAGCTGCGGAAGTTGGTAGAGCGGGCAAAGCAAGGGTACATGACGAAGGAAGAGGTTGACAGGTGTTATGAAAGTTGGAAAGCCCATGTAGGTAATGAGAGTAGCAAGAAAAGGAAATCTCCGGGTAGGAGGGCAAGGAGAAATTGCCACAACCTTATTATCTGTATGGATCAATATTATAAGAATTTATGGAGGGAAAGCAAATGTTTGGATTTATCAGTGCAAGAGAACAGCTTGTGAAGGAGCGTCAGAAGAACGCTGCTATGCAGGCACAGATCGCAAAGGCAAACAGTGACATTGAATATCTGGCTATGATGACAGATATTGAGATGGAGCAGGAAGAGGACGAACAGGAGGTACAGGATCATGGCGAAGAAGAGTAAGTTTGAGATGGTGAAGAATTTCTATGACAACGGACTCTGGAAGGAGAAGAGAGTCAGGGACGCAGTAGTAAAGGGATGGATCAGCCCGGAGAATTTCAAAGAGATTACCGGGGAGGACTATGATGAACAGGAGGACTAAAGAGATGATGAAGGATGGAATTTGTACAGCTATCGGAGTGGTTGGAAGCGTGATTGCTTCTCTGTTTGGCGGTTGGGATGCCGCACTGGTAACACTGGTAATTTTCATGGCTATTGATTATGTGACAGGTCTGCTTGTGGCAGGTGTGTTCCATAATTCCGGTAAAACGGAAAACGGTGCTTTGGAGTCAAGAGCAGGATGGAAGGGGCTGTGCCGTAAGTGCATTACTCTTCTGATGGTTCTGGTAGCCACACGCCTTGATCTTGTGACCGGGACGAATTTTATCAGAGATGCAGTGGTGATTGCTTTTATTGCGAATGAGACTATTTCTATTGTGGAAAATGCAGGTCTTATGGGGATTAACATTCCCCCGGCAATTACATCTGCGATTGAGGTACTTAAAAAGAAATCTGACTCTGTGGATAACACAGATCAGTAAGCACAGGGGAGAGCCATTCTCCCCTCTTCACAAAGGAGTGATACATTATGACGAATCAGGAATTTATTGAACAAGTAGCGAAGTTCGTACAGAAGTATGCAGCACAATATGGGATCAAAGTACATAGCCCGATCATTGCACAGGCAATTCTTGAATCTGGTTGGGGCAATTCCAAACTTGCTGCCAGATATCATAACTACTTCGGACTCAAATGCGGTACGAAGTGGACAGGCAAGAGTGTCAATATGACTACTCAGGAAGAGTACACCGTAGGTACGCTGACTACGATCAAAGACAATTTCCGTGTCTATGATTCTATGGAGGAAGGTATCAGGGGTTACTTTGAGTTCATTCAGCTTGCCAGATATCAGAATCTTAAAGGGATCACTAATCCGAAGAAATATCTGGAAACCATCAAGGCTGACGGATATGCCACAAGTTCTACCTATGTGACAAACAACATGAAACTTATTGACCAGTACAATCTTACGAAGTATGATAAGGGGGTAACTAATATGAGTGATAGACAGAAGCCTGTTAATTGGCTTGCACAATATGTAGGAATCAAAGAAGGAAGTGCTGAACACAAAGCAATCCTGAAAGTGTTCAACGACTCTGGACTCTGCACCAGATACAAGATGACTGTTAACGATGCTTGGTGTGCTACATCTACATCTGCCGCTTTCATTGCAACTGGACTTTCCAACATCTTCCCTTGCGTGGAGTGTTCCTGTGAGAACATGATTAACCTTGCGAAGAAAGCAGGAATCTGGGTTGAGAATGATGCCTATATTCCGTCCACAGGTGACGTGATCCTGTACGACTGGGATGACAACGGTGTAGGTGATTGTACCGGATGGAGCGATCATGTAGGTATTGTAGTGTCTGTCAGCGGTTCTACAATCAAGATCATTGAGGGTAATAAGAATGACTCTGTAGGCTACAGAAACATTGCTGTCAATGGCAAATACATCCGTGGCTTCATTACTCCGAAGTTCTCTAGTGGTACTTCTACCGTAACTCCGTCTACAAAGAAATCTGTAGATGAAGTGGCGAAGGAAGTTCTTGCAGGTGCATGGGGGAATGGTGATGCCAGAAAGAACGCTCTTACTGCCGCAGGATATAACTACTCTGAGGTGCAGGCTGCGGTAAACAGACTTGCAGGCGGTAAAACTACCACACCTACAAAGTCCATTACCGAAGTAGCAAAAGAGGTGCTTGCAGGTAAGTGGGGTAACGGTGATAACCGTAAGAAGAAACTGGAAGCTGCCGGGTACAATTACTCTCAGGTTCAGGCGAAAGTCAATGAACTGGCAAAGGGCAGCACTTCCAGTAAGAAATCTGTGACTCAGATTGCGAAGGAAGTTATCGCAGGTAAGTGGGGTAACGGTACAGACCGTAAGAACAAGTTGACTGCCGCAGGATATGATTATACTGCTGTGCAGAGAGAGGTCAACAGACTTCTGTAATCACACGGTTTTCTTTCCACGTTTCTGAGGGTGTACGGTGACTGTAAAGGTATGAATCATAAGGCTTCCTAAAATCATTGGATTTGCACTCAATGGTGGGCTACCGCAATCCCACTGGCTTTAGACGATGGGGTAAGGTAGCCGGAAGCGGAGAGGTTTGTGCTATACTTGCGTTATGGGAACGTGGAAATCAAAAAACAGACACAAATATTTGTTACAGTATCATATTATATTCGTATGCAAGTATAGAAAGAAATTGCTGATGTCAAAACAAATATCAGATGATATAAAGCAGTTTTCTTATGAGATATGTCAAAAGCATAAAGTCATTATCAGATATATGGAGACAG